AGCATTACTGCGTACCAAAGCGTCGATGCCTAACTTTCAGTGGAACGCTCAGTACCAGCAGCAGCCCACATCGCAAGAAGCGGCACTAGTAAAACGTGAGTGGTGGCAGATGTGGGGCGGAGAAAGGCCCCCTGCGTGTGAGTTTATAATCATGTCGCTGGATTCGGCGGCAGAGAAGCATAACCGTGCGGATTACACGGCACTGACCACGTGGGGCGTCTTTATGAATGAAGAGACTGACGCGTACAACCTCATGCTCTTAAATAGTATAAAGAGAAGGATGGAGTTTCCAGAACTTAAAGAGATGTGCATGGAAGAGTACGATGCTTGGAACCCCGATGCGTTTATCGTGGAAAAGAAGAGTTCCGGTGTAGCTATATACCAAGAGATGCGCCGTATGGGGTTGCCCGTATCGGAGTTTACTCCACACAGGGGTTCAGGTGATAAGTTAGCACGTTTGAATTCTGTAACAGATATTGTGGCTTCAGGGCTGTGCTGGGTTCCAGCTACGCGCTGGGCTGAAGAGCTTGTAGATGAAGTAGCGGGCTTCCCGTTCGCTAGTAACGATGACTTAGTTGACTCCATGGTAATGGCGCTAATGCGATTTAGACAAGGTGGGTTTATACGACTACCCACAGATGAACAAGACGAGATACAACAATTCAAATCTTCGCGTAGGGGCGGATACTACTAAGGGTAAAAATAATGGCAATTGAAAAAGGTTTATATCAGGCACCACAAGGTATAGAAGAAGCAGCAGAAGACATAGAGGCACTTGAGATTGAGATTATCGATCCTGAGCAAGTCACGCTAAGCGATGGCAGTGTTGAAATCACGCTTATGCCAGAAAACGAGCGTGGAGAAAATGAGTTCGACGATAACCTAGCGGAAGAGTTAGACGAGAACGAGTTAACTCAGTTGTCTAGCGATCTTATGGAGCTAGTCGAGTCAGACATCCAAGGCCGTAAAGAGTGGGCAGATACCTATATTGATGGGCTTGATGTACTGGGCTTTAAGTACGAAGAACGTACAGAGCCATGGGAAAACGCCTGTGGGGTGTACTCTACGGTACTTGCTGAAGCAGCTATACGGTTCCAAGCAGAAGCTATGTCTGAGACGTTCCCTGCCGCTGGCCCTGTGAAAACTAAAGTGCTAGGTAAAGAAGACGACGACAAGATGGAGGCCGCAGAACGCGTGCGCGCTGACATGAACTACGAACTTACCGAGAACATGGTTGAGTATCGTCCAGAGCACGAGCGCCTCTTATACTCTTTAGGTCTATCAGGCTCTGCTTTTAAGAAGGTTTACTACGAACCGAACATGGGTCGCGTATGCGCGAACTACATCCCAGCAGAAGACGTTATCGTGCCTTATGGTGCTTCTACTATAGAGACTGCTGAGCGTGTGACTCATATCATGCGTAAGACCGTTAACGAAGTTAAAAAGCTACAGTCTATAGGCTTTTACGCGGACATCGAGTTAGGTGAGCCAGAAGCGTTCCATACAGATATTGAAGAGCGCAAGGCAGAAGAAGGTGGTTACTCAGTAAATGACGACAACCGCTTCGCTTTGTTTGAAGTACACGCTGACTTGTTTATAGAAGAGTTAGACGACGATAAAGACGAGATCGCTAAACCGTACGTAGTTACCATAGAGCAGGGCACAGGCAAAATACTAGCTATACGCCGCAACTGGGACGAGGAAGCGGAAGACGATTTATATACTAAGCGCAACCACTTCGTACACTACAATTACGTTCCGGGTTTTGGTTTCTACGGTATGGGCCTAATCCATATCATTGGGGGCTACGCACGCGCAGGTACGTCACTTATACGTCAGTTGGTTGACGCTGGTACGTTGGCTAATTTGCCGGGCGGTTTAAAATCCCGTGGATTACGTATCAAAGGCGATGATACGCCGATTGAGCCGGGGGAGTGGAAGGATGTCGATGTGCCGTCAGGTGCGATCCGCGACAACATCATGCCGCTACCGTACAAAGAACCTAGTCAGACACTACTAGCGTTACTAGACAAGATCACTACCGAAGGCCGTCGCCTAGGCGCTATCGCAGATATGGACATCTCAGATATGTCCGCTAACGCTCCAGTTGGCACGACTCTTGCGATACTAGAACGTACGCTTAAGCCTATGGCTGCGGTGCAAGCACGTGTGCATTACTCCATGAAGCAAGAGTTTAAGCTGATTAAAGAGCTTATGGCGGAACACGCACCTGCCGAGTATGAATACCAGCCGCACCGTGGGGAAGTATCAGCTAAACGCTCGGACTACGAGATGACTGAGGTCATCCCTGTAAGTGATCCTAACAACACAACCATGGCACAACGTGTTGTCCAGTATCAGACAGTCCTCCAGATGTCTACGCAAGCCCCACAGATATACGACCTACCAGAACTACATCGTCAGATGATAGATGTGTTAGGCGTAAAGAACGCTGAAAAGCTAGTACCGTCTTCGGACAAAGCCACACCGAAAGACCCAGTTAGTGAAAACATGGCTATGTTGGTCGGAACCCCTGCTAAGGCGTTTATTTACCAAGACCATAAAGCACACATCGCAGCACACCAAGCGTTCCTTGAAGACCCCTTCATTGCCGCAGCTATAGGGCAAAACCCGCAAGCTAAGCAGATTACGGCTTCTATCCAAGCCCATATCGCTGAACACACAGCCTTCTTATATAGAGAGAAGATTGAAGAAAAACTTGGTGTTCCATTACCCGCACCTGATTCTGAGTTGCCAGAAGACATTGAAGTCAACTTGGCTCGCTTAGTATCTGAGGCAGGAAGACAGGTAACAGCAGCTAATAAGCAAGAGCAAGCACAGAAGAAATCGCAAGAGCAAGCCAAAGACCCTGTGTTCCAGCTACAGCAGCAAGAGATGCAGATCAAACAGCAAGATGGTCAGCGTAAGATGCAGAAAGATCAGGCCGACGCCCAAGTAGCGCAAGCTGAAGCTCAACGTAAGGCTATGAAAGATCAGACTGACGCCCAACTAGCCCAAGCAAAAATGCAGATGGATATGAAGTTAGCTGAGATGAAAATTCAAATAGAGCAAGCCGAGTTGGAGTTAGACGAGCGTAAAGCAGGCGCAGGGCAAGCCGCGCAACGCCGCAAGGACAACACTCAGCTAGACCTCGACTTAATGAAACAAGGACAAGCGGATAAAGCGGCAAGAAACGCGCAAACCACAGCTTTCTTTGGGTCAATGAAAAACAAACCAAAAGGTGACAAGTAATGGCTAAAACAGTATTTAACGTACTGCGCGACAAAATCTTAGAGGATAAAGCCTCTTTGCAAGTATTTCTCTGTGGAGGCGGAGCTAAAGACTTCGCTGAATACAGGGAACTAACAGGTAAAACCCGAGGATACGATGCCTGTCTAAACCATATCGAAGACCTCGCTAAAAACTATTTGGAAGAAGATGATGACTGATTCAATCCTCGCTGTGCCTCCGCACATACGGAAAGAACAGGAAGAAGCGCTTTTCGAGGCGCAACTCCCTAAACCTGTAGGCTATCGTGTGCTGGTAGCACTACCTGAAGTAGAAGCTGAGTACGAAGGTGGTCTTATTAAGACTGATTCCGTGCTTAAACGTGAGTACATTATGTCCATTATGGGCATTGTGATAGATATGGGCGAACAAGCCTATACCGACAAAGACCGATTTAGTGGTGAACCATGGTGCAAAGTCGGGGACTACGTAATGTTTCGTATGAACACTGGAACGCGCTTTACTGTATCTGGTAAAGAGTACCGTTTAATGAACGATGATTCCATTGAGGCCGTTATTGGCGACCCTCGTGGCATCACGCACGCGTAAGGAGAACATCATGAAAACTATTTCAATCAGTGTTACAGGTTCAACACAAACAGGTAAAAGCTCAATATTGAGAGAAATCAAAGATCATCTTGAGTCGTTAAATTTAGCTGTTGTGTACTCCAACCCAGAGCATAGAAACAACCCACCAGCCGATTTTAAAGATTCTGCGCACCATGAAAAACCGAATCTGAGTAATGTGGTTATTGTTTTAACAGAAAACACACAATAACTATCAACAAGGCCAATCTAACGATTATATATAGGAGAACATCATGCCTTTTGAAGAAGTTAAGTTTGAATTCCCTCATGAAAGTGAGGAGAACGATAGTAGTAAAGTCGAGGTCGAAGAGTCAGGCTCTGTAGAGATTGACATCAGCGGTAAGAAAACTAAAGAAGACTATAAAAAGGAGCAAGAAGTCGAAGTTGAAGAAGTTGAAGAAGATGACGACGACGAAATCGAAGTAGAGGAAGTCGAAGACGACCCTATTGACGTGGCAAGCGACGACGATGTTACCGAAGAAGAACTTGAAAGCTACGGTAATAAAGTCCAAAAACGGATTAACAAAATCCAGAAAAAAGTACACGCTGAACGCCGGGCTAAAGAAACGTCTGAACGTGAGCGAAAGGAACTACAAGCCGTAGCACAACGTATGGCTGCTGAAAACCAATCCCTGCGAGAGGATAACGACAAAAAACAAGGAGTTTTACTAGAGCAGGCTAAGCGGAACACAGCAATTGAAGTGTTACAAGCTAAAAGGATGTATAAAGACGCGTATGAGTCGGGAGACTCCGAAAAAGTCATGGAAGCGCAGGAAAAGTTAACATCTGCAAAGATAAAGGCCGATAAAGTAAAAAACTTTAAGCCAGAGCCTTTACAAGCTCAAGAAGCTAGTGTAAATTCCGTAGACAATAGTCCCGCACCCGTGGTTGACGAACGTGCAGCGAAGTGGCAGGAAGCCAACGCTTGGTTCGGTAACGACGACGAAATGACCAGCTATGCACTCGGGCTGCATACTAAATTAGTCAAAGAGGGTCTCGACCCTACCAGCGACAAGTACTACGAGAGAATAAACTCTCGCGTCAGGCAACTCTTCCCCGATAACTTCGAGGATGCTAAGAAATCCAAAAAACGAGCTAATGTAGTTGCGTCCGCATCGCGGAGTGCTGCGCCTAAAAAGGTGCGGTTAAATGCAACACAAATCAAACTCGCAGGCCGTTTAGGTCTAACCCTAGAACAGTACGCAAGTCAAATTGCGAAAGAATCAACGAGGAATGTGTAACATGGCTGATAATAGAATCAAACGCGACCAAGAAACCCGTGAGAAAACTGCGGCCCCTAAACAATGGGAAGCCCCAAGTTTACTACCTGATCCAACCCCAGAACCGGGGTATGCGTTCAAATGGGTTCGTATTAGTACGTTAGGCGCTACCGATGCCGGTAACAT